GTCTCGCCGTCATCGGTCGAGCGCACGATGATTGCGGGACAAGATCGCGTTCATGGTTATCAGGAATTGCCGCGCGTTCCCTACATCGAAGGCGACATCTCGACGATGCCTGATCTCGATCTGGAAGAGATGGAAGCTCAAGTCGACAACACGGTCGTTGCTCAACTTGCAAACGGCTACCAGTACACCTTGGTGGGTGCAACGTGTCGTGCCGGCTTTGAAGCAAACACCAGAGACGGTCAAGTCCGCGTGCGCTGGGAAGGACTCTGGTGCGAAGAGATTAGATTGTAAATGTATCTGCCCTGCACCTGCCATCCGCTGGACAATCCGCCAAGCCCTTGCGCGCGTCGTTATGCTCTCAACGACTGCATTGAATATGCACGGCAAAATAGTTGGCGCTCTTGGCGTTGGCTTATCTGGAATTGGCGTAGACGATAAAGGAGTGAAACATGGCGACACGACCAAAAGAAGGTTTCGTGGCTGAGGCCGACGAGCCGATTGTAGAGGATACTGCTGTTGTTGATATGGCGACTGGAGCGCCAGTCGAGCAACCGCCGGCAGATGTTTGGCCAGTCAAAGTGCGATTGCTGCATCGCCCGATTAGAGATAATAGAGGCAATGAAGTGAAAGAGTTGACGTTCCGTGAACCGACCGGTGCGGATATTAATCGTTATGGCAATCCTGTACGTGTCAATCAAGACGGCGACATTCTTATCGATGAGCGCAAGATGTATTTTATGATGTCGGCGCTGAGTGGTATTTTGACGCCGATGCTGGAAAAGATGGATACGCGGGATTGGAACAGCTGCGCGTATCGGTTACGCGGTTTTTTTCTTCCCGAACCTTCAGCTTGGTAGAGAGCGATCTCGTTCTGGATTGCTATCGACTGGCTCGTTGGTACCATCAATCTCCCCTGCATTTTCTCGACATGCCGTTATCCGAAGTGCGCATGCATATGCGTCGCACGGCGGAGCTTTCACGCATTATGAAACAAGCCGCAGAAGAGCGTGACGACTGATGGCTGATTTTGAAGAACTCAGATTGCGCGTTGTTGTCAGCGACGAAGCGTCTGGGCAGCTGGTCAACATTCGGCGATTGATCGATACGTTGGGCGCGGGTGCGTCCGCGGCTGGCTTCGATCGGCTGAAGCAACAGACGCGCGATATGACGATGCTGATGCGGCCGCTGGCGCAAGGCCAGCTTGGTGTGCGTCAGGGCTTCATGTTGATGTCGCGGCAATATGCGGAAACTGGTGCCATTGTTGCCGCGACTGGCTACGCCTTCCTCAACCAGATGAGCCGGCTGAAAGCGTTTTCCGACGAACTCACAGCAATTGCAGCGCAAGCACGAGGACTGGGACTGGCACCGGAGCAATTTGATAACGCCAGAAAGCAACTGGAGAGGATGGGACTATCGGGTCAGCAGGCGACAGGATTCATTGCGGGCTTTACGCGATCAGTAGCCGACTTGGGCCGCGAGGGTAGCCGACTGGAAGTCCAGTTGATGCAATCGACCACTGATCCGGACGCGATGCGGCGCTGGATCACGCGGATAACCGGCTTTGCCAATCAGGGCGATATCGAGGAGGCGATCAACGAATTTGTCGATGGCGTCAATACCGCATTTGAAAACGAATTGCAGCGCACTGGCTCGCGCGTCATGGCGGCGGATTTAGCGGCGCATTTGATGAAAGGTTTTAATGTTGATGAAGCGTCGTTTGCTAAAATTTCTGATCGCTTGACGGCATTGTCGGATGAAGAGCGTACGCAATTTCAGCGGCGACTTGCTGCGGCCGAGCAGTACAATAAACAATATCAGCAACTCTATCGTGGCCTGCAAACATTCTGGCAGAGCGCGGCCGTCGAGGTCATGTCGCAGATGACCGGAATTATGGAAGGCATCACTGTCAGTCAGGGCGGCTCAGAAAGGATGGGAAAGGCCGCAGGAGACGCGATCGGCGGCGTCGTCAATGACATGAGTGGTCTCGGCGACGAACTCAACATTCTCATCACGAGCTTTCAGCAGCTGAGCGAACTGTCGATGAGCGATGTGATGAAATACGTCAGCGATGCGGCGAAAGAACATTTTAATGCATGGTTAGAGCAAACTTGGTTAGGTCGAGGCCTCAACTGGCTGCGCGGTACTGGGCAAGATCAACCGCCTATTCCGAGACAGGCTGGCGGCCCAGTTATAGGCGGCCAACCGTATCTGGTTGGCGAACAAGGTCGAGAATTATTCGTGCCGGCTGGTGCCGGCAGAATTTTGCCAAGCACAGCACCGCAAGTGACTGGACTGAGATGGGGCGAAACCTCAGAGCAATCGTTTGCCAGGCGCGACAATACTGGCGCCTGGACTGATCAACGGCCACAGTCGCGTTCTTTGATCGATGAAGTGCGGCGACTAAATCTGTATCGGCGCGGGCCGACCGTCCCGCCTGTTACCGTCGGCCCGCCGGCCGGTGCAGGCGCGGCAGAGTACGGCGGCGGTGGCGGCGCAGGCGGCGGCGGCGGCGTTGGTGTTGGCGGCGGTGCTGGTTATGCCGGCGCTCCTGGTGCCGCTGGCTACAGCGGCGCCGAATCAACGTATAGCGGCGGTCCTGGCGGCGGCCCTGATGCCGCTGGTGGTGGTCCTGGTTTCGCTGGCAGGCAACCATCATTGCAACGGCAGGCCGAAGAGACATTCGGCATGTCGTCGTTTGGCGCCAGACCAAGCGGCGTGCTCGATGAGCATAATCAAGGTTTGTTTGGCGCCGGGCCCAGCGGAGTTTTGGGCATAAAGGCACCGCAAGGTCTCGGCGGTACGGCCGGCGGCGCCGGATCGAGCGGAATGTATGAACCGCCCGTTGCGCCGAGAGAAGCTGCGCCACGAGTGGCGCCGGGAGAGGCTGTTGCTGACGTGGCTGGCCGAGCCGGCGGTCGAGTCAGAGAGCAACAAGCAAGAGTAGCTGGAATTCGTAAGCTGCCGATCAGTACGGAATTGAAGTCGCAACTTGAATATGCCGGATTGCAAACCGGATTAGAGGCTGAGATTTTTTCTGGCGGCCAAGCGAAGAAAGGAACGCAAGGGCCGCGCACGGGCTCAACGCGGCATGATCTCGGCGGCGCGGCCGATCTGAAATTGCGCGATCCGAAAACGGGTCGGTTGCTTGACTCGCGCATCGCCGAAGATCGCAAGCGCATGCAGGATTACATCGCGGCGACGGCACGAGCGGGCGCAACCGGTATTGGCGCCGATTACATGGGCAGCGGCGCGCATCGTTATCAAGCATTGCACATTGGCGGCGGTCCGGTCAGTACGTGGGGCGGTGGCAAAGGATGGACTGCGCAAGCATTGTCGCGTGGTCGTGCCAGTCCATTGTCGCGCGAACAGCGTGCCGAATTAATGAAGGGAGTTGTTTCAGGCACTGCAACGTCTGTTGCCGAACAAGAACAGGTCAGGGGTGCTGCTGAAGTCGATGCCACTTCTGCACCAGCGCAGCAGGCTCCGGTGCAAAGCTCAGCTGCAGCTGCGGCGCCGAGCGATTGGGGCGGCGGCTTGTCGCGTTCCGACAAAAGGATTCCTGCAGCGATCCGCTATGCCAATCCAGGGGCACAGTATCCAAGCAAGCGTGCGACTGAATTATACGGCTCGACCGATACCGGGATCATTGGTGGCGGGCATAAGATTGCCGGCTTCCCGACGCCCGTGCATGGCATGGCGGCGAATATCGACAATCTGGAGCAAAAATACGTCGGCATGACGATGTCGTCGGCGATCAAAAAATGGAGCGGCGGCGGCCGATCGAAAGTTCCTGGTTGGTCAGACAATACGATCATCACCAAAGAACATTTGAAAGACCCGAAATTCATTCAACCATTTTTTAGTGAAATGCAGAAAGCGGAAGCTGGTAAGGAATGGATGACGAAAGAGCAGATGCGTGCTGCTCATGGAATGTATCTAGCCGGCGGCTCCAAACAGTATGAAGCGCAGCGCAATGTCGGCGCGCAAGCAGTGGCGCAAGGCGGGGCCGAAGGGCAGCAGCAGGGTCAGACGCCAGGTCAGGCGGAAGGGACGCAGCCGCAAGAAATGCGCGAGGCGCGGCTGGGAATAGACGATACGCGGCCTGGCGCCTATCGCGATATTTCCGAAACCCAGAGATTGCCGGTCGGCGGCAAGATGGACAAGCCGCAAGGATTGCTGATTCATCATACCGCTGGATTCGAAAAGAATGCCGAACGCGTTGGCGACGTGCTGAGAAACCGCAAGCTCTCCGTGCAATACGTTATCGATCGCGATGGCGATATTGTTCAAATGACGCCGGAAGGGCGCACGGCATTTCATGCCGGCAAGCTTGAGAAAAGCCAAAAAGTAACGGGCAGGCAATTAGGTAATACCAGTCTTGAAGGCGTGGAAGTCATTGCCCGTGGCGAGAAGGATGTCACTCCACAGCAGCGTTCGGCGATCGCGCGGCTCGTCAGGGATCGATCTGAACGTTGGGGATATGATCCAAAGACTAGCGTTTGGGGCCACGGTGAGTTGACCGGCCGCAAGGAAAGAGAAGAGGGCGCCACCGCGCGGTTGATCCGTGAAGGCAAACTGAAATTGCCGGAAAAGGAAGACAAGACATTAGCTCAGAAAGCGGATCGCGACGAGGACCCGACTGAAAAGGCTGATCGCGATGAGGTCGATCGTTCTGCCGGCGCTGAAGCTAAAAAAGGCACCACTGATGTGAAGAGTGTGGCCACGTTCAAAGTGAAGGTGAAGGCGCCGGCCGGTACTAAAGTGACTGCCGAAGCCGATAAGACATTTAAAAAGACCGAAGTTGAGCGCGAGACCAAGCCAGAAAAGAAGCCGGAAACCAAGGCAGAGCAGAAGCCAGAGAAAAAAGAAGACGTCAAAGCCGAAGCGACCAAAGAGGTCAAAGAAGAAAAAGCAGAAACCAAAGAGGCCGCATAAATGGCGGACCGCGAAGAACTTGCACTGAGCGTCACATTAGACGATCGGGCGAGTACACAGATCGCCGCGATCCGCCGGCAGCTGTATCAACTCGGTGGTGGCGGTGGCGCTACTAATGTTCTACGGCGACAGACGCAAGAATTAACGATGCTAATGCGGCCGCTGGCGCAAGGTACGCTCAGCGTGCGCAACGCGCTTAATCTCGCCGGGCAGCAATACGGCACGACCGCAGTTGTCGGCGCCGCGCTGGGATATGCCTTCTATAATCAAATGAGCCAGTTCAAAACATTCTCCGATGAAATTACCGAAATGACGACGCAAGCGTCTGCGCTCGGCCTCAGTGGCGCGCAATATCAAAATATTCAGCGCCAACTGGAAAACATGGGCGTCAGTTCGCAGTCGGCGCAAAGCTTTATTGCGAATTTCACGCGTTCGATCGCCGACATGTCGCGCGAAGGCAGTGAGTTGCGGCAACGTTTATGGAGCATGACTAGCGATCCTGAGGGAATGACCCGATGGATGCAGCGCATGACCGGATACGCTCAGCGCGGCGAATTAGAAGAGGCGATGAATGAATTTTTCGATGGCGTGAATAGAGCATTCGAGGCCGAGTTGGCGCGCACTGGCTCGCGCGTGATGGCGGCTGACCTCGCCAGCAATTTGATGCGGCAGTTCAACGTCAGTGATGACACGTTTGTGCGAATGTCGGGCCGCTTGACGGCGATGACGCACGAGGAAAAAGATCGCTTTGAACGACGGCAGCGCGTCGCTACGGAGTACAATCGGCAATTCATTCGCCTGCGACAGGAGTACGAGAATTTCCAACGCGGCTTACAGACCGCATTGCTTGGACCGTTTACCGCAATCAATAAGTTTTTTGGCGACAACACATCGAAGGCACGTGATTGGGGCGCGGCCGTTGGCCGAGATTTAAGTGGCGTTGTGCGTGACGTCACGGGAATGCTTCGTCAGGTCAAGGGCCTGATACAGTGGTTTAAAAGTTTACAAGACAAGACTGCTGCTGAGGCGGCACAAGAAGCCGGCGAAGCAATCCGTGCCGAAGCGTCGGAAATATTTAAAGGCGAAGGCGGCGAACCGGCGAGCGGCTTGCAGGATTGGTTGCGCGGCCGCGGTCAAGCACTCGGTCGCGCGCTCGGCAATGCCGGGACCGGAATTCGGCAACTGATGACCGGTCAAGATTTGACACTGCCGGAAGGTCGACAGGCAGGCGGGCCAGTCAGTGGTGGCCAGCCCTACGTGGTCGGCGAGCGCGGACCAGAATTATTCGTACCTCAGGGCGCCGGCACGATTCTGCCGAATACGACTGCGATGTCGCCTGGACTGGCGCGCCTCGCGGCTACTGATCGAATTGAGCAACAGCGCAGCACCGAAACACGACGTGACCAAACCACGCAAACAACCAGCGTCAATGATGAACTGATTAGATTGAATACTTTTTTGCGCAAAGAGCGCGCTGACGAAGGGTCGGCACCAAAAGGCAGTTATTTAAAGCGACTATTGGGAATTGCAGATGGCGCTCCAGGGGCCGGCGGTGGGGCTGGTGGTGTCGGTGGTGGCGGCGGATATGGCGGCAGCGGCGTTGGCGGTGGCTATCCTGCCGAACGTAGTTACGGCAGTCCGCCGAGTTATGCTGGTGGGGGCTCTACGGGCGGCGGCGGCGCGACTGGTACTTATAGCGGTACGCCCTATGGCAGTGATGTCGGCGCCGGGACAGGCGAAGGCGCTGGCGAGACCATTCCGCAGGGTCGCGGCAAAGGTGAAATGCGATTGCGCACTCACGCCGCGCAGAAGGGAGTTAATCCGCAACTCGTTTCCATGATTCAGGAAGCGAGCAAATCATTGCCGCCTGGTTATTACGCTCAGATTGAATCAGGTCGCCGCAGCAATAATCCGCGATCGCGACACTTTACCGGCAACGCTGCCGACGTTCGCATCTATGGTCCGGACGGTAAGAAGGTTGGTGGAGAAACCGGCTGGTATCAAAATCCAAAGACGTTCCGATTGTACGAGCAGTTCGCTCAGGAGGTGAAGAAAGTTCAAAACGAAATGCAGCCGAATAACCCGGTGACGTGGGGCGGCTATTTTTCGATGCGCGGCAAGCACTACGCCGACAGCATGCATTTCTCGGTCGGCGGCGAGCAAATGGGCGGCGGCGGTTGGCAGACCGGAGCGACCGGCGATCTGCGGCGATGGCTGGAGCGCGGCGGCGGCACGTCAGTCGGCTTTGCCGGCGGCAGCAAAGGCTTTGGCGACGAAAGAGATCAAACAGTTCCGCCCGTGCCTGAGCCGGGTCCGAGTGGCGCTCCGGAAGCAGCGCGTGGCAACCAAATGGCGCCATCGACGCCGTCGCCTAATAAGCCAGCGGATCAAACCGCCCCTGCCGGCCAGACGACACCTCCTGCGGCCAGTGCCGGCACGAGCAGCAGCACGGCTGGCGGTCTTTCTGGTCTTGCTAGGCAACGCCAAGGCTTTGGTGCGGAGGTGCGAGGCAATCCAGCCCTGCGTGAGCGCTGGGCGGCGCTGATGCTCGCTGAGAATGCCGGCTCGCCGCAGAGTGTTGGCGAAACAATGGTTAACCGCGCGTCAGCTTGGGACACATCGCTGGCAACACAGATTGATCCAAATGTCGGGACCAAAGGATCGGTCAAATGGAATCGTGGTTATTCAGCACGAGGCTATTACGAGCCCTATCAGACAAACGCTTATGACAAGGCGCTGAGGAGATTGCGTGGCGATCCGTCCTTGCGGTCAAAAATTTATCAGCAACAGGAAGGCATTCTTTCCGGATCAAACGTTACGAATCTCGCAACGCATAATGCTTCTGCCGGCGTAGCGGCGCGGGCACGCAAGGATCAGACCGTCGCTTCAGTAATAACTGGCGAAACTTACACGCGCAAAGATATTCCCGGCACCAGGCACGGCGCTGGCGTCATCAACCGCGAGCGCGGCTGGCATCAGAGAACATTGGCGGATATGCGCAGCGGCAACAAAGCCGACGAATCGAAAGTTGCCGCGAGAGAAGATAAACCCGATGAAGGCGGCGGCGATGATGAAAAGGCGCGCGATGAGATGGATAAGTCGCTCGCCGCTGACGCAACCAAAGCGAAGCCGATAGTGACGGTAAAAGTTAACGTCAAGGCATCGGCCGACACCAAGGTTAAAGCCGAAGGTACCGGCTCTGTGAAGACTGAAACGGAAAAGAGTACGAAGCCGGAAGGCTCAAACGAGAAAAAGAAAGAAGACGTGAAAGAAGAAGCGGCGGCTTAATCAATGCCCGATTTTGAGGAATTAAGACTCCGCGTTACGTTGCAGGACGAAGCGAGTGCTCAGCTAACCAGTCTGCGCACTGAACTATCGCAGCTTGGCGCTGGCTCGCAGGGACAAGGTTTTGAACGGGTTCGTCGGCAGTCTGCCGAACTAACGCAAATCATGCGGCCGGTGGCGCAGGGTTCGCTTAGCGTGCGCCAAGGCCTGTCATTGATGGGCACGCAATTTGCTGCCGCTGGCGTTGCTGTCGCTGCACTGGGTTATGCGTTTTATAATCAGGTGCAAAGACTGAAGGAATTTGCCACTCAAATCACTAATCTGAATGCGCAGGCACGCGCTCTCGGCATTAGCGGCGCGCAGTTTGAAAGCATCAAACGTCAACTGGAAGGGATGGGCATATCCGGTCAGAGAGCCGAAGGATTCATCAACAATTTTGTAAAATCGATCGCTGATCTGTCGCGCGAAGGAAGCCAACTTCGACAGCGGTTAATGTCGGCAACCAGTGATCCGGAAGCCATGCGCGACTGGATCAACCGGATGACCGGCTTCGCCAATCAAGGCGATATCGAAGGCGCGATGAATGAGTTCGTCGAGGGCGCGAATAGGGCGTTCGAAGCCGAATTGCAACGCACCGGTTCGCGCATTATGGCGGCCGACTTACTCAGTCATTTGTTGAAGGGCTTTAATGTCGACGACGAAACGTTCCAGAAAATTTCTGGCCGTCTGACGGCGCTGACAGAGGAGGAAAGACAGCAGTTTGAGCGACGCTATCAAGCGGCGCGCCAATACGAGCAGGAATACAATCGACTGGCCGGCAATCTGCGCGGTTTCTGGCGCGAGATGAATACCGAGTTGCTCGGTGCGTTCACTGAAATCCTAGCAGAGTTCAATATCAGTGAAGCAGATTTCGCGCGGTGGGGCACTGCGGTTGGTGGTTTCTTTGCTGGCGCCATTAGAGACGCTGCCGAATTGATCCGATCGATTAATCGAGTGATCGAATGGGTCACCTCGCTAAAAGATAAGACTGCCGCCGACATCGGGCGCGACATCGTTCAAGCTGCCGGCGTTACTGGTGCCGGTGGTCAACCAGTACAAGGTTGGAGCGATTGGTTACAAGGCCGCGGTGAAGCCCTTGGAAGAGGACTTAGCAATGCCGCGACTGGGTTAGGACAAATCGGACGAGAATTATTTGGCGGCCAAGCTCAGGCGGCTGAAGCCGGCCAAGGCGAGGCGACATTCGCTGATCGCTTTGGCGCGCTAGCCGAAATGCAAGAGAATACTTCGTCGCTTGAGACGCAAACCGATCAAATGCGTGACTTGGCTGAAGAGTTCAGCGAACTCAATGATTCGCTACAAGCCAGAGGTGGCGGTCCCGGTGGCGCTGGTGCAGCAGAGGCTCGCGCTCTCGGCGGTACGGTTTATGCAGGACGTCGCTATGTCGTTGGTGAGCGCGGTCCGGAATTATTCTGGAAACGTCAGGAAGGCGGCGCGGTAGAGCCGGGCGAAGGCTACGTCGTCGGCGAGAGCGGTCCCGAAACTTTTGTGCCGCGAGAAAGCGGCACCGTCATTCCGAACACAGCGCGCATGGGCGGCCTCCTCAGCGGTGCTGCACCATGGGCCGCCTACGGCGCCGCAATAGCGTTGGAGGGCAAAGTCCCGGGAATTGCCGGCATAACGCACGCCACCATGCGCGGCACTAATCCTGATTTAGCTCAAGAAGGACTGGCCGGTGTTTTACGTGGCGTCATTCCCGGCATCGGCGGCCTAGAGGCGATCAAACGAGATGCGGCGCAAGGCCATCCAATGCGGACGCAATTGCGCGCATTGCTTGGCCTGGAAGACCCCGGCGAGCCGGCGCCATGGCAACAAGAAGGAGGTGGCGGCAGCGGCGGCGCATTAGCGAGCTTCGCTGAGCGATTTCAAGGAGAGGCGCCGGGCGCAGCTGGCGCAGCGGGGCTTGCGGCGCCTGGAGGCGAAGGTGGCGGCGGGTCGCTGTTCATGGGCCTGCAACAGCTATTCGCACCACAGGCCGCGGCTGCGGCCGCAGCGGCAGCTGCGCCGGCAGCAGGTGGTGGTTTGGGCATACCAACAGCGGCGCCAGCGCTCCGTGAGCCGACTGGATCAACGGCACCGTTCAGCGGTGCGGCGGGAGGAGCCGGTGGGTTTGGCGGCGGCGGGCTTGCGATCCCTGGATATTCGTCGGAAGGCGCTACTGTCAATTTGCTTGCGCCGACGTTCGGCGGCGAAGGTCAAGGCGGCGGTGCGATATCGTTCTTCCAAGAGACGAGCGCTGAATTGAGCGCCGAACGCCAAGAGGCCGATCGCAAAGCGGTTGATAGGATCAGTGGCGGTGAAATCACCTCGCGAGTTGAGGGAGAAGGCACCGTCAATGTTGATGTCGGAGATGGTGGCGCAAAAAGGCGGAGCGCGCGCAATTTGCTTTTCAAGAAAACTGCAATTCACCGTCAGTCGCAAATGGAACAGGCGGAAGCGGGACCAGCGACAGCAGGCTCGGCAGTGTCAGAGGCGACGACAGGATGAGCAATGCCGCGACGAGAAGAAACGGCGACGTTATACGTTAACGGCATGATGTTTGACGACTGGGAATCCGTGATGGTTCAGGATCGTATGCATGAACCATATCCGCAGTTCCGTTTTACTGCCGCTGAACGTGACAGACCGGTTGCAGAATGGCAGTTATTGCAATTTGCTCCCGGCGACAATTGTATGATTTTTCTGGCCGGCATCCGCGCCATCACCGGCATTATTTTATCCCGCCAAGTCGCCTACGACGCCAATCAGCATGGTGTGCAGCTGCAAGGCGTCGGTCGAAGCTGGGCGGCAGCGACGGGTTGCATCATCGATGAGACACATAATTATGATGGCATGCCATTCCAGGCGATCGCCGACAAGGTTACGGCGCCGTTCGGCGTTAAAGTTATTCCGAAGGGCAGCGTCGACAATACGCCGTTCAAACGTTGCCAGTCGCAGCCTGGACAAACGGTTTGGGATTTTCTTGAAGGCATTGCCCGTCCGCGCGGCATTATCATGGGCAGTGATACCGACGGAAATCTTCTGGCGATCGGTCAGCATGAACAGCCTGCAGCGCAAGAATTAACGGAAGGTTATGACATCAAGCGTTGTCAATGCGTAATCTCGATTGAAAATACGCGCTATGACTTCCGAGTGCAGGGCGAAACGGCGGCAGATAATTCACAGCATGGCAAGGCTTCAAGCGAACAGGAGGCCATTGTTGGTGGGACGCTGCGTTTGTTTCGTCCATTGGTGACAGTTGCCGAACAGCCGGTGTGGGGCATTGGTGAATTGCAAAGTCGCGCTGCTAATGAGCGGAAGTGGAATGAGGGCACGCGGATTGATTGTACGATCACGGTATGGGGTTGGTTGCGCAAGAACGGCGCCTTGTGGAGAGCCGGTGATGAAGTGACCGTGCAATCGCCGATGTTGATGTTGGGACCGAGTACCGTTCTGAAAGCTGAAACTGTCACTTTCACTCAATCGAGTGATTCAGGAACAGAAACGACATTGCAGCTGAGAGACCCTTACTACTTGAACGGCAAATATAATTATCAGCTCGGAAAACCGGTAGGCCAAGCAAATAAAATGCAACGTCCAGAAGATCAAATAATAGCGGACATGATGCAGGAAGAGCGCGAGGAAGCTAGTGATCAGGCGCCAGCAGCTAGATCAGCCGGGCCAGCGGCAAACGCGCCAGCGGCGCAAGTGCCAGACCCGGGGCCCGCAACACTTGATGAACTATAAATGGCCTGTGACGATTTCGTCACCCCTTTAAGAGAGAACAATCATGCATCGAGCAACACCATCAGGCACGTCAACCCGCGGCTATAGTTCGGGCGGTTCGCGCGCGACGATCGACGAAACTGATGACGATCAGTACATGCAACAAACTAAAGGCAACATGATGAAAGGTGAGACCCGCGGTGAAGTCGAGCATCCGCAAAATTACGGTTTTGCCTCGCGAGTATTTAAATCGAATGGTAATGGCGGCGGCGGTGGCGGCGGAGGTGGGGGTGGTGGCGGTAGCAGCAGTGAAAGCTGGGAAGGCCCTGAAGGCTTCATGAGCTTTATGGGCGGCAGTCGCTCGTTTCCAGTCTTGGGCATTTTAGATGATCGTCGTCATCGCATGTTTAAAATGGAGGAAGGCGACGTCGGCATGTTTCGCGGCCGCGAAGATGCGCAGCAAATTCATCTTCGCGAGGATGGGACTTTTATATCGCACCGCGACGATAAGAAATTTCGCGTTGCAGAAGTGCCTAAGCCGCAGGACGGGCAACAAAGCGGTGGCGGAGGCGGAGCGCAGGGCCGCGCTGCCGGTGGTGGCGGCGGAGGCGGATCAGGCGGCGGACAACAGGGTGGCCAAAAAGGCCAAAAGCCGGTTTATGAAGAGAACGAAAAGTCCGAAACATTTATGGAGCAAAAGAAGGAGCACACCAACGTCAATCAAGCGGGCTCTATGGGAATCAAGGCTGGAAAAAATACTCAATTTGAAGCCAGCAAACACATGCGTAAGGGTGAAACCCATCGCGAGGGTGACGTGTACACAGAAGGTCTCAATCACGCCAAGGATCACCGTGCCGGCGGCGGGACCTCGATATCAGGAAGTTCAGGTCGCACAGGACGCATAGGGCGGGTCGCTGGTGGTGGCGGCGGCACTGGAGGTTTCAATCCGACGCATTGGAGCGCACAAGGCAAGGAAGGCATGACATCGCTGCTGCAGACGGCGGCCAAGGTGGGCACGTTGAACGGCATGATGCCGATGATGAGCGGCATCATGCAGATGATTCAGCAGCAGCTGAGCCCTGGTCAAAGCAACGAACAAAGAGAACAGATGAACCAAGCCCTGCATGAACTGGAAGACAAGATCGACCAGCTGCAATCAATACCAGATTTGCCACCGGAGTGAGCCATGGTTGCCGTCAGAAATGCGTGGCGCGATAAGCTGATCCCAGCCTTTTTTAGAAATCAGAACAGGAACGGGGAGGAAGCGATGTTTCACGTCGAATCGGCCAGCAAAGAAAGTGGCCGTCGCATCGTCACGCATGAGTTTCCAAAAAAAGATTTACCGTATGCTGAAGACATGGGTCGACGCGCGATCGAGTTCAGCGTGCGTGGATACATCATCGCTTATCCGTACAAGCCAGAAAATCACGGCGGTCAAACGACAAACGAACCGTTGCTGCAAGAGGACTATACAATCGCCCGCGACATCTTGATGGCTCATCTTGATGGAGAAGGTCCCGGCATTCTGCAATTGCCGAATGGCCACGGCTTTTTGCAGCCGATAAGAGTTGTTTGTACACGCTATCGTATGACGGAAGAGCAAAGACTCGGCGGCTATTGCACGTTCGATATGGCGTTCACTGAGCTTGGCGCGCCGCCATTCCGTGAGTTTATCAATCCGCGCGAGAATTTGCTTACTGCCTCACAGGCGGTCAGAGACCGCATACAGCAGAATTTGAGCGCCATCGGGATGGCGGATCAGCGGGCACTTTATAACAGAACGGCGCAACGGCAATTTGCGGCAATGTCGGATGAACAGCGGCGGGCCGCCATCGAGGCGGCAGAGACGAGCCGGCCATAATGTTCAGAGAAGACGCCAAAGAAGCAGTGCCGATTGTCGATCGCGCCTTGACGGAGCTATTGTCGTGGACCCCGGCGCGCGGCCGTCCCGGCGCGGAAGTACGAAACTTGATTGGCAGGCTGAAGGCCCGGCTTGAGGAATTGTTAGCGGCCGATCTGATCGGGCCGCCGCTCGATCAATGTTTTGATTTAGCTCGCCGCAGCGGCATCACGCGCGGGCAAATGGCGCAAGTACGCTTGGCAATGACAGACTACAATCCGACCACTGTCGGCGCCATCGTTATAAAAAACTCACTAGTGCAGTTGAGCCTGGCGACGGAAGGGCACATCCTTGCCAACATGAGCTTTGCTACGAGAATGGAAGTGGAGTTATTGCTCGCCGATATGAATACTGCATTTCTCGCGGCCATTGAAACGGTGGCCGACACGCTTGATTCGATGACGTATCGCGTTTTGGTTCAGCTACACGCCGCCGTTGTTCATTTTCTTACCGAAACCGGGCGGCCATTGCCGCGCATGATGCGCTATCAGTTCGCTGGCACCATGCCATCTTTAGTCATGGCGCATCGGCTCTATGGCGATGCTGGCAGAGCGGATCAACTTAGGCTTGAAAATAAAGTCATCCATCCCGCCTTTATGCTTCGTACCGGCCGAGCGCTGTCGCAGTGAAATGTGCTGGGCGAATGTAACAGCCGAGAACCATCGTGAATATTACCCCGATAGGTACAATAGCCATTGGGGTGCTCAGAGGCGAATGGCTATCATTTGATTTAGCTGCGACGGGCGCACCGGATCGCGCTGCAATTAATGCTAATGCAGTTACGGGCGCGCGATTAGCTGCGCGAGATGCCCCAGATCGCGTCGCATTTTTTGGCCGGCTCGTTAATAATGCTCAACTCGAAGCAAGAGAGCGTCCCGATGGTGCTTCGTTCCTCGCCGGCAATTATGTTGTAGGTGATCTAAACGGAAAGGAGAACCCTGATCGAGCTACGATTGCTGGCGGCCTTGTCAGCGTCGGCCGCTTGGTTGGCAGTGAGCGCGCCGATACTGCTGCAATCGCTTCGCATCTTAGCACGAGTGGACAACTGGTCGCGGCGGACATTCGCGATCGAGCAGGATTTAGCGGCACGGCGTTTCTACAGCTGTTCGCTAGCCTCGTTGCTAAAGAAAATCCCGATGTCGTTTCGATCTTTACAGAAAGAGGTCTAAGCGCCGCTGGGCCCAGCATCGCTCCGATCGGCACTGTCGCGATCGGAATATCAGGATGGCGCGGCGAGGCGTTATCGCTGAATCTGATCGCGAGCGACGCACCAGACCGCGTCGCGATTACAGGTCGCGCAGCGACCAGTGCGCAGCTGGCGGCGACCGACACTCCCGATCGCGTCGCGATCGCCGGTCGCACGATTACCAATGCCAGGCTCGTCGCCACCGACACTCCTGATCGAGCCGCATTCGCTGCCCGCGTTAGTAATAACGGACGGTTGGAAGCGACGGAGCGTCAAGACGGTGCCGCATTCTTAGCCGGCAATTATATTCTTGTTGCGCTAGCTGCGGCGGAAGCTCCTGACCGGGCAATATTTGCTGGCGCCGGTCACACTACAGGCACTTTGGTTGCGGTCGATAGTCCAGACCGCGGCACTTTTGTTGGTGGTAGCCATGCGGTGGGCATTCTGGTCGCGCGTGAGGTTCGCGACCGCGCCGCAATTACCGGTCGGGTTGATGTTTCCGGCGGTCTGTTCGCTAGAGAAAGACCAGACACTGTCGCAATTTATAGCTCGCGAGGTCTGAGCACAGCGGGAACGAGTGTTGCGCCGATTGGTACTCTTGCCATCGGACTATTGAAGGCGCGCGGCGAAGCTCTATCAGCTGATCTGGTTGCGACGGAGTTTCGAGACAGTGCAGCAATTGTTGGCCGCGCCATTAATCACGCGCGGTTAGAGGCGACAGAGCGTCCAGACGGCGCTTCATTTTTTGCCGGAAATGTTATCGCTGTCGTCCTGGCGGGCAAAGAAGCTCCTGATCGAGTGCGGCTTACCGGTCTTGCGTTTGCAAGATTGTTTGGCGACCTCGCGGCAACAGACAGTCCAGATACCGCCGCGATCTATAGTTCTAGAGGTCTAAGCGCCGCTGGACCAAGCGTGGCACCAATCGGCACTGTTGCGATTGGGCTTCTTCGCGCCTCTACTGAAACGCTGCTGCTGAATCTCGCAGCGACAGAAGTTCGTGACGGTGCAGTATTAGCTGCTCAAGCAGTTAATAATGCACGATTAGCAGCAACAGAGCGTCAAGACGGCGCCGCGTTCTTTGCTGGAAACGTTATTGTCGGCGCGCTCACGGGCACGGAGGCCCCAGACCGGGCGCGGTTTATTGGTCTTACTTTTGCAAGATTGTTCGGCGACCTCGCGGCTACGGACAGGCCAGACACTGCTCGTATCTATAGCTCGCGGGGATTAAGTACGGCTGGAGCGGGCATTGCTCCGATCGGCACCTTCGCCATTGCTACGCTCGGCTGGAGCGGTGAGCCGCTATCGCTGAATCTGGCTGCGACAGAGACGCAGGACACAGCCCAGTTCGTTGCCGGCGGCATTGTGACCGGCAGGTTACTCGCCACTGAGGCTCGTGACCGTGTCGCGATCGTCGGTTCTACGACAGTGCCGGCGGTGTTTGGCGTTCTGGCGGCCAGGGACAGTCCTGATGTCGCTGCCTTTACGAGCACAAGAGGTATCAGTGTAGCCGGCGCGCTGGTCGAGCCGATCGGCACCGTCGCGATCGGAACGCTCGGCAGACGCATAGAAGCGCCAGTCGAGGAGATCATCGGTGCTTTCGTTGCGATTGAGCCTCGCGATCGAGTTGCCATTGTTGGTGACGTAAGCGTTGTTGGCGCTCCAATCTTTGGCAATCTGGCTGCAAGAGACAGACCCGACACCGCTTCGTTCACGACTACTGAAGCAGTATTCGCGGCAGGTGCTGGTGTCGGTCTAATCGGCACATTTGCGATTGGAACGCTTGGCAAGCCTATAGCAGCGCCGCCGGTTGTAGAAGTTATCTATGGCGACTTAGCCGCTCGCGACAGTCGCGACATTGCTTCGTTCTATAGCACGAGAGGAATATCTGCGGCGGGTGCCGGCGTCGCTCCGATTGGCACCCTCGTTATCGGAATTCTCGGACGCTGGCTCGAACCACTGTCGCTGAGGTTGGCAGCGACAGAACCGCGCGATCGAGCGACGATCGTCGGCGATACGTACCTTAAAGATTTGTTCGTTAACCTCGCTGCGATCGAGGCTCAAGATCGCGTCAGGATTTTCGGCGGCGTAGCAATCGACGGGCAGTGGACCGCGGCTGAGCGGTCTGACCGAGCCATCTTCAGAGGCGGCGCTCTTTGGCCGGCCGTCGGCGATCTGGTTGCTACTGAACAACCAGACATCATTTTAATCGAACAATTCCCGGCGCGCCTGCTGGCGACTGAGAATCCTGATCGGGCGGCGTTCCATGGCGAGCGTATTCCGCTCAAACCACGATTAATCCCAGTTACACGCCCGAGAATAAAAATAATGGACCGTGCAGTAGACATTCGCCTTGTTCAAGACGCGACGTTTCCGAACGGTACCGGAATTCTTATTGATTGGCAGCTGCTGGACAATGGCACGCTGGACGATACGCAGGCTCTCGCGACCGCAATGGTAGTTGCGCTAGGCACTGATCACCGTGCCGATGCCGGCGAGGCCTTGCCTGATCCTGATAATACGGATCGTCGCGGTTGGTGGGGCGATATGGATGCCGAGACCGTCTGGAACGGCTGGCCGATCGGTTCAAAGTTGTGGCTGTTGAAGCGGGAAAAGATTACTGGGCCTGAAGCACTGCAGGGATCAACGCTTGTGCGAGTAGAAAATTATATTCGGCAAGCGGTGCAGCCATTCATCGAGCGGCGGATCGGTTCTCAGATGTATGTCGAAGCGACACGACACGAGCGCGAGCGCATCGATGCGCTAGTACGCTTGTATCGCGGGCCGGTACTGGAGATCGAGCTTCGATATTCGGTGTTATGGACGGACATCATGCTGTCTGGCGAGGAATACGACATCGGCAGAGCAACAGGAACATGGGGAAATTGATTGCCTTGGATTACTCCAACTTTGCGACAAGTCCGTCAGATCATTCGCGACATGGTGCGCGCGAATTTGCCGGGCGCAGATGCGTTAGTGCCGAACTCAGTGCTACGCGTGATGAGCGACGATCAGGCGGCGCTATGTCATCTTAATTTGCAGTATCTCGATTGGCTGGCGCTGCAGTTGATGCCAGACACTGCGGAGACCGAGTGGCTCGATCGACATGGTTACATTTGGCTAGTGAATGCCGATGGCTCAACTGGGCGCCACATGGCGCAACTGGCAACCGGCATGGTGGAGGTGACAGGTACCGTCCCGTGGGCGGTTGTGCCGCAAGGCTCGTGGCTCGGCAACGAGAACATTGGATTTGAAACAATAGAACAGATTTTTGTGAGCGCTACCGGATTGCCGACACCGGTCAGAGTTCGCGCGCTCGATCCTGGCGTTATTGGGAATGTGCCGAGAGGTAGCACGTTAGGGTTTGCAGCGGCGCCGCCGGGCGTAAATGCCAACGTTACCGTCGTCAGCATGGATGGTGGCGTCGATGAGGAAAATGATGACGAACTACGCTTTCGCGTGCTGCAGCGTATTCGTCAACCGCCGCAGGGTGGCGCGTGGCACGATTATATTAACTGGGCACTCGCCGTACCTGGCGTCACGCGCGTATGGGTAAGCCCGCTGGAAATGGGCATGGGCACAGTGACGGTCCGCGTCATGATGGACCGACTTCGCGCCGATCAAGAAGGATTTCCGACGCAGGCCGATCTCGATGCTGTGACGGCTTACTTGGACATCAAGCGTCCAGTTGCGGTGAAAGACTTCTGGGTTGTTTCGCCGATACGACAGCCGGTCGATATCATCGTTCGTAATTTACAGCCAGACAATCCGACAGTGCGCGCCGCCATCGGGCGAGCCTTAAGTGCGATGATTATGGAAAAAGCAGCACCGGGACAAACGATTTATGCAGCTTGGAAGACGCACGCCATTATGAACGCGGCCGGTGTGATGTCATTCGATTTGGGCAATTGCGATAAAGACGATTACATGATGTCGCCCGGTCATTTGGCGGTCCTTGGCTCAATTATCTACGAACAAACTGTGCCGCCCCGTCCACTTGTCACTAGAGGACCAGAAACCTACGGCGAATCCGGCGGTCGGTCGTTGGTAGTACAGTGAGCAATCCAACTAATCCGCTACTGCGTTGGGAAGCGCGCGAGCGTGGCGAGGATCGTCATGTGCGTCGAACCGGCGACGACTATACGCTTGCGTTTCTTTCGTTGCTGCCACAAGGTCAGGCATGGCCGAGATGGATCGATTGTACCAACGATAAAACGACGCTGTATAAGGTACATCGCGGCCTCGCATATTATTATGGATGGATTGACGGACGCGCCGCTGATTTGTTGGAGCGCGAGGCTAATCCTGGTTTTACGATAGAATTGTTGCCGGATTGGGAGAGGGCTTATGGCTTGCCTGATCCCTGTTTTCCAGAAGCAAATACCATTGCTGAACGGCAGCAAAGACTGCTGATGTGGATGCGGTGGATCGGCGGTCAGAGCCGCGAGTATTTTACAGAATTACTGAAATGGCTCGGCTTTGAGATTCATATCAGAGAACATGCGCCGTTTATGGCGGGCATTAGTCAGGCTGGTGACACGCGACCGCGGGCGCGCGTGCGATATGACTGGGTGCCAGACACTGAAACGGCGGTACGGCCGATACCGAGCGGTTGGATGTCGCGAGAGGGAGACGATATCCCGGAGAGAGAACCCGAAGATAATTTCAGGTGGTATATCGGCCGACCGGAAATGCGCTTTGCTTGGTCGGCCAATACTGGTCGCATGGGACTGATTTGGTTTCGCGCTAGCAGCGGACAAGCCGGCGTTGATCATCATCTTCAGTTTAGGATGCCGCAGGACCTTGATTGCATGCTCAATCGATGGAAGCCGGCGCATACGGCCATTGTGGTGAATACTGGCTATTTGGCGTTCGGTGATCCCATGGAAGGAACGCCCTGAAACTAAGGAGAGGATTCAATGGCTGAAGAAGCAAAAACCCCCGCTGAACAAGCATCACAATTGGAGCAACGCGCCTCAAAATTAAGACAAGAGGCGCAGAAGTTAATCAGCGAAGCGAATGAATTGGATCAGGAGGCGACGGCTTTAGAAACGCCAAATGTAGTGGAGCCATCAAAATCAAATATCGCCGGTCGTGCGATCTATGGAACGCCAGAGTGGCTTGCAGATCGAGCTGAGCATCACCGCGAACCGACGAAAGACGAATTGTTGAAAGAGGGCAATGGCGCTTACCTAGTGAAGCGTCCTTATCCTAAGCGTGATTAAAATGAATAAAAGCTTCGTTGATGATAGTTGTTGCGGAGCAAACAAATGAAATATGTGCCGCCATTTGGAGTCTCAGACGCAGAGGCTCCCTATATCAATGGAGACCCCACTATAGGTCGTCAGGGGTCGATTCCGCCTGCCGCGGTATTTGAGAATCCGCAACGCGAGATCATTTCTGTCATCAGCAATTCGCACATCGTGCCGAGCGATGCCGACCTGCAGCAACAAGCCAGAGCCATTCGCTCGCAGCGGATGAATTATCACGAGGCGGAGCAAGTCGCGAATCCTAACGACATCGTTATTTCGGTCGACAATCCGCCACTCGGTGCTTACACGCGTGGTCTGATCTTCCGTGTGCGGATGCGCAATACCAATACCGACGCATGCCGCCTCAATGCCGGTCCAGGTTGGGCTCCAGTTCGCAAGATGAATGGCGCGGACGTTGCTCCCGGCGAGCTGAGCAACGGCGCGGTAATCACGGTCGTCTATGACGGCGCAGTGTGGCAGTTGACTAATTTTACTGCTGCGCCTGCGGCGGTTGGCGAGCCTATTCATCTGCGAATTCCATACACCGTTGACACATCGCCGGTGCCGAACACTGTCATTGCCGATTTTCTGCCAGCGGTCGAGCCGCCAGACATGGTCGCTGGATTCATGTGTGCGGTGAAGATAGCGAACACGAATACCGGCCCGACTCAGATGGTTATCAACGGCATGCCGCCGGTAAGTCTTAGAGCGAACGGCAGCAGTGCTACGCCTGCGGCTTTGACTTTGCAAGGTGACATGAAACGCGATGACGTGATTGTTTTCTTTTATGATGGTCAATATTTGTGGTTTGCGCCTAATCCAGAAATAAATGCTTTTGTCATATATGACATCGGCACTGGAGGTCAGTTCCCGACGGTTAATGCGTGCTTGGATGAAATAAGACGCAAGACCATAGGTGCTAATGGATATGTTGATTTGATATTGAGGCAACAAAGATTTGGTCCGATTACAATTTCGCATCCCGGCGCGGATCGCATCAGAATCAGCGGCACGTTAAAGTCAGGGCTGCCAGGCGGACCTTCGGTAGCTTGGAATTCGCTAGCGCGAACCGGAACGAGTGCAGTGGCGCTGAGCAACGATCACAGTTTCAATCGAACATATTTGGAAGCACGATATGGCACCATCATTGATGTGCCAAGCACTCATCCGGAAATTGATCCGTGGTCGGCAGAAGGAGGGATAATTCAAGAGGGTCCAGGCACTCCGGTCATCAGGGACATTTTGATTTCAGGCATTCGGCGACAGACCACTATCGCTGGGTGGTGGCAAACCGGTTTGCTTGTCGCAACAAATTTGATCATTCGAAATGTTGCTATTGTTGGATGTAATACTGGCGTTCACTGTAGCGGCAATGGTGATTTTGAGTATGTTACAGTTGCCGGTTGCGTCAATCATGCGATGCATGTCGGCGGCTCAGCAAAAATTTTCCATTCGGTAGTGACAGGAACTGGATTCAGTTCGCCAACGCTAGGTTGGGGATTGGCGAATCCCGGAAACACTTATTGTTATCAGTTTCGAACGTACAGCAATTCAGGCTGGGGTATATCTGCTTATGGCGGAGGTATTTGTGAGATGTGGGCCTGCACGGGACTTGGCAACGGTATATGGGACTTGATTGCGCAAGCCGGCGGTACAGTCAATTCTTACTCCGGTTATTTTCCTGGTGAAGATGCTAACTTTGGAACCCATTCGCCGCCGGTCGGTACGATAGGCAACGAGCGAGCGATCATAACTCACGCTTATGTTCAGCCCACTGGCTGGGTTCCACGCTGAAATAGGTGATCAATCATGCAAGTATTTGTCATGCCGGGCGATCTTAACAGCTTGGCCGAAACCGTTCATGTTGTCGGCACATTCGAAGACAGCGTCACTTTAGAACGCTCGTGGTATGAGCGGTTTGTTCGCTTGTCTTTGCCGTCATCGGCCTTACGAAATACCATGAATGGCATGACGCTTGAATCAGGCTGGCGTGAAGCCAACAAGCGCCTATTGTTTGGTGGTGAAGCGACGCGACGGATTGATGAGGTGTTTACTGAATATTCGCAGCTCAACGCCAACGCAGAGATGAATGAATACATCAGAGAGTATGGAGCCGCGACAACGCAGTGGCCACAGGCGGCACGGGACCGCGCCGTCGAAATTGATCGATGCTGGAGATATGTTAACGCGGTGCGTGAGGCGGTTGGTCGTCTTTTGAACGCCGCTGTCCCAGCTAATCCGACCGCCGACGCTCATTGGCCGCCGCGAATACAACCATTTCAAACACGATAAAAATGTTTCAGCAATATCATCAACAATATCTTGAACATCCAAGTCCGGAATCACATCCAGTTTTGTTTGGTGATCCGTTCGGGATGGAGCGATGGATCAGCACCAACATTCTGGCAATACCGTTGGTCCACATCGTCTTTGAGACCGGCAACAATGAGGACTGGATTGACAGTATCCGTTACACGACGCCGCACAATGAGCCGGTCGATCTGCGCGGCGTCGATTTTCACATGCAGATCAGAAATCGGCCGAATGAGTTCGACGTGTCGTTGTATCCATCGACGGCCAATGAGTTATTGATAACCAATTACAATTATTTGATCATCAACGTTCCGCTGTGGCGCATGGAAAAGATTTGGACCGTTGGCGAGTACGTCGGCGATATTTTAACTAGCGACGGACGGTTCTTTCGCGTGGTTGCTACATTTGATCTGCGCGTGGTTCACGGAGTGACACGGTAATGGTGATCAAAAGCATCGAGCCTGGAAGTCTTTTGCCAGCAGGCGCTGCCACCGTCGTGACAGCTCCGTATGCGCCGCGCGGACCAATCATGGTCGGCACCAGTGATACTGAAACGACCATTCCAATGCTGTTGCCGGAACAAAGAGTCGCTCGCTCGTTCGTCATGAATGAATTCAATCCTGGGTTCATGGTTGGCACGCGCATGCGCGCCGTGGTGCAAGGCTCGTCACAGCACTGGATGGAGGGCAACGTCGATGGCTTTACGTTTGATACAAATACATTGACGTTGTTGATCGAACTAACGTCCGGTTCGATTGGCGGCTATCGCGGTTGGAATTTGACAATCGCTGGCGAGCGCGGCGAGCGCGGAGCACAAGGTATTGCTGGTCCAGCTGGACAGCGCGGTCCTGCTGGCGGCGATCCGGGACCCATGGGACCGGAAGGACCCCGGGGCTTCACGGCGACGCTTCAAGTCGGAACGGTGCAAGCGACGGCTAACCCCAGTGATCCACCTCACGTCACGATCACTGAGGCTCCACTCGGAGGCGGCGGCAGCGCCTACACTGACGGCATCATTAATTTTTGGTTGCCGCGAGGCCCGACCGGTCCGACCGGCGCGACTTCTTTTGGCGGTCCGACAGGTCCGACTGGCGCAGCTTCAACCATACCCGGACCGACCGGTCCTACTGGAGCGCAAGGCAATGCCGGTCCCGTCGGTAATCCCGGGCCGTTGCCGAGCGCAGCCGACATTGTCGCCGCGCTCACTGCTGCTGGCGTCGTTAATCCAGAAGATTACGCTTGGCGCGATGGCACGCGGCCGTTCATCGCCGTGGCGCGCGGTGTAGCACCAGCGGCGACGGTGCGAGATACGTCGTTTCCGACAACAGCCTGGACGATGGATCGCGTCGACGCATTGAATACTACGCTGCGCGCTTGGGCCAATACGCAATTCATGCTGGCTGCTGGTCAAACGTTACTTTCGTCGCAGCGATCTTTGGCCAGCGCGCCTACTAATCAGTGCGTGCAAGCTTGTTGGGACACGGCGCGTTTTCAAGGCGTCGGCATGATGATGGGCGCTGGGTCACCGGGTGTCGGTGGCACTGGTCCGCATGTCTCAAAATTATTCTTTATCAATGTCAACAGTGCAGGACAGTATGCGGGAAATACTTACGCCTTTATCGAACCTGGCACAGGTTGGTGGATTGACAATGTGCTTGGCTGTGATCGCCTCTCGGTTGGTACAAATGGTCAGATTAATTACGATTTAACTGTGGGTGGTACATTATATTATGTCAATGTTGTTCAGATATCTGATGAGCGTATTAAACAAAATATTCGACCTAGCACAATCGACGCGCTCAGCGTCTTAAATCACCTCGATGTCGTGCAGTATGATTGGCGATTTGGCAAGTTTAAAGGACGCCACGCCGATATTGGACTGACGGCACAACAAGTTGCCAAATATATCCCAGACGCTGTCGCGGAGGTGCCGACCCCAGATGAAAGTTTTATAAAAAGTCCATTACCGGCAAAGACTAAAGGTGTCGATGTTAATGAGTTGATATTTTATTTGATCCGCGCCGTGCAGCAATTGAGCGAGCAAATAGAAGCATTGAAGCGATGAGTGTAATAACTCCGATTGCTTCTGAGCCTATCGGCGTATTTGTGCGCCGTAAAGAAGAGGAAGTACCGCCGCCGCCGCCGCGACCGCCGATTCCGAGCGAGCGACCACCGACTGACATCTTACTGATTCCACGCACTCATATTACAGTTGAAACCGGCAACAACGAGGATTGGTTAGACATTCTTCAATATTATCTGATCGATTACCCCGATGATCAGCTCGACATTCGCGGCATTTATTTTGATATGCATCT